CAGTTTGGAATGAGCCGGCCAAAGGCTGAAACCCCATATCCATTAAAATTTGCTGAAATACTCGGCGGGTTCGTCCTAAGCGGTCCGTTGTCGTTCCTTCTGTTTGCGTGACTAGAATATCAAGCACCTTGCCATTGTCAGACATATCCTCTAACTTGTCAGATGGAACTATATTACCAGTGTTATACATATCAAAACCTCTTTATTGATTTAACTGCATTATATCACGGCGTTAACCGTAAACGCGCTCATCGTAATTTTGCAGCTCAATGTTAATTGTGCCGTCTGAGTTTGGCTCTTTCTTTGTCATCAAAAACAGGTTGGCTGATTTCTCGACTAACTTGCTGATGATGTAGCGTGAGCCAATGCGAATATCATCACCGTTTGCAATGAATGCACCATCAAGCGCGGCTGCAACCGTGAATGAATTGCGAGTCCATTCCGTCACTGTTTCCCATCCTTCAGTATCCGCTGCGCCTGATGAATTGTTGCAGATAGCTGAATACGTTACGCCATCTTCAAGCTCAATAACAGAGCTTGTTGTGTAAGTCACAGAGCCATCGTTATTGACAGTTATCGACATTATCTCACCGTTAAACATGTACTCATTAGCGTAATCAACGTAACGCACCAAGTCACCATGGCGCGGAATAAATCCTTCATTGAATGTATCGAATTGCACTGTTAGATTGCGATAAATCAATCGGCGCATTTCATAGTAAGCGCGGTCATAGGCTTGCGTTGAATTACAGCACCCGGTGAATTCAATCTCGTTTGGATGTGCTGATTGACCTTCGACGATGTTACCGTTAGCGTCCAATGTTAAATAGATGTAACGTTTTTTGTTTTTCTCTTCAACGTCAACCCACTGCAACTTGATACCGGTAACTTGGTCTGCAACAAGAAAGCTGTGAGTATGACTAAATCCATCGGATGCAATGTTGTTTCCGTCAAATTGAGCAACTACAACTGATCTCGGCTCATCGCGCACGAAGTAATATTTGTCACCATCGAACGATGTTTCGCACCGCATTAAGTTTGCGATTGTTACAATTCTGTCTCCTAGCGACTGGTCTTTATCATCAAATGTAACTGAGCAGCGAACTAGCTCTGGATTTTGCGCGTAAAGCGCATCGTGGATTTCATAAAGCCCTTCAACATCGACACCTTCGACTGTATTGCCACCCATGACAATCCAATTGTGTAAGATAGCATCGGCACAGAATTGACTTGCTCGCATGTCTGACGGTATTTCTTTTTTGGTCGTAGAATTCCACCCGCGCACGGTTGAACCATCCCACCAGATAAACTTGCGGCTAGCCATGGCGTTGAATTTCATTTCGGTGCCAGAGGTTTGATTGTTTGCAGTGGTTTTAATAACCCATTGCGTGTCGTCAGGATGGACAACGTTAACGCGCTTAATCATCGCGGATATTTTTTCAACCTTAACCATGTCTGGCTTTGCTGCGTCAGTGCTGGCATTATTTGTGCGTTTTAGTCTTACGCGATAATACGAATCAGCGAGTCCTGTTATTTTGTGAGTAAATGACCAGTCGTCGAAAGTACTTTTGCTATATGAAATATTGGCAGTTACTGTTGAGCCAATCGGGACTCCATCGCTATCACAAGTTGAATATTCAATAGCGATATTCGCAGTCCCTTTCAGGCCCTGCTGGAATACAAAGTTAAACCACAATTCAGTTCCGCTAACGTTTGACGTGTACCAACCGGCCCACGCTGCCTCTACTTGATACATACCAACAGCGCCAACATAATAACGGTCAGTATGTAATCCAGTGAATGATGTTGCGGTAACCGTGAATTGATCTAAAAGTGAGTCATAAGTAATGGTGTTTGCTTGGCTGGTGTATTCAGTTGCTGTTGAAACGTAGATATAAACAGGGTTCTCACTTCCATCAACGCCATCCTGAGTTCTAACCTCTCTGTTGTAGGTGTATTTTATTGCAACACCTTGCATTTCATTAGTCAGTTCATCTCTATTTAACCACCATGCGCCAAGTTGCCCGCCGCCGCCCATGTCAGGTGTTGTACCTGGTGTTGGATTGGTATAAACAACGGTAAATGTTTGCAGCGTTACGCTTGATGTAGTTGATACTGGTGTTGCTGTATAAAACGGGTCACCAGTAACGTAAGCAATCTCATTTGGCCCAAGCAATTCCTGTCCAGCTGAGTCAATTTCGCTGAACGAGTATTGCTCATAGACAAGAGGAATGGTTTCACCAGCTTGGTAAAATGTATATTCAGAGTTGGCAAAGTTAGCAACGTTACTGTCCGAGTATCGTGGCTTTGTTAACTCATAATAACCAAGGCCAACGTTTAAATAATGCGTTAAAACCTTGCGGTTGTTGCTGTTATATTCTTCAACCGCCTCCGAAATGATGTCTGGGTATGCCCGCACAATGCCGTAAATGTCTGGGCGCTGCTCGTAAAGTCTGGCTGCGTTTGACTGTCCAGTGAAGTTACTGTTTGGTGATTGCTTTCCAGTTCCAGATGTTAATGGTTTTTTTGTCATTAACATCATTATTGCAACTGATGCTGCGACAGCCACGGCTGCAATTACAGCATAAAGAGCTAACCCTTCCAAACCTTGCGGCCTAATTTTAATAACTAGCGCATCACCATCTTTCGGGTAAGCATCAAACAAAAAATCGTCATTACTGATTTTTTTGCCGTTGAAATACAGTTCTGTGAATTTTGGGTCGAACTGACCAGCTTGCGCAATAACTTGCTCAACCCATGTTTTTCCAGTGCTTACCTCATGGCGCCTTTGTCGTGCGATGCCATCGATAATTAATAGCGCTTTACCTTTGCTTTTCATGTGCTCAACTAGCGCGGTGCTTGTCATCCGATATACTCATAAAATTGCATGTCTGGATACAATTTTAACATAGCAGCGAGTCGGTCGCACCGTGTAGCGCCGTGGGCTGTGGTGTTCTTGCAGTGCAGGATGAATTTACCATTTCCAACAACCACGCCAACATGGCAAGGCTCATGTGTTAATTTGTCAAAGCACATTAACGCTACTCCTTGTTTTGCTGTTGCTGGCTTCCAGTGTTGCACCTCTTGCAGGTAGCCTTGCAGGAAGTTTGCATCGTAGTCGTTGCAAAGCTCAATACCTAAAACATCTTTGTAATAACGAACAACCAGCGCCCAGCAGTCGATTCCTTGCTTGCTGTTTCCGCGCTCAAGCCATGGTGTACCAACCCAGTGCGAGATGAATTCTTGTTCTGTCATAAAACCTCCTTTTAACTATTTTTTCATTATACGCTTTACAGGTTGTTATGTTATGTGTAATAGTTAAATACAGTTAATGAAGGAGGTATAAAATGAAGGTTGGATACAATGGAAGGACGTACTCTGACGCTGAGTATTCTAAGATAACTAAAGCTGCTCTTTTGGCTTTGGAAAGATTAAAGCTTGGAAAACCATTGAATACTGTTCATTTCATTTACATAAATGAGTATGCGTCGCTTTCTCGTCCAGATAGAGCTGAAAGTCTCATTTTTTTATGTAAGAAATTAGGAGCAAAGAAATTCCTTTTAAACCGAGTTAATGGGAAAGGAATGATATCGTTTTATGTGATAAATGGTTGCGATATCAACAAGGCACCGAAATACTTCGAAGTTGTTTCAATAATTGAAGAAAAAACAATTTTCGATGAAATATTGTTTTTATTAAAAAATAAAAAAGAGGTTAACATAACTGAACTATCAACAAATGTACACAAATTTAAAATGTTAAGAAAGATGGAAAGAAAAAACTTATTGGATTACATGCAAAACGAAGGTTTAATTAAAATAAAAATAAGAGAAAAAAGCGGTATTAATGAATTTATTGTAAGCCTAAAAGAGAAAGCAGACATGAATAACGAAATGAAAGCAAAAGCAAAATCAGAAGAGTTGATCGAACAAGCAAATAAACTTCTAGCAGCAGCAGAGGAAGCAAAGAAAGAGGAAGAAAAGCAGCTATCAAAGCATGAGATTATGAATATTCAGCGTGAAATTAACGTTGAAATCATAGAAATGGAAAAGCAAATTGACGGAATGATAGATAGTTTTTCTAAACTTAAAAATTTGTTTGATAAGCTAAAGCAACAGTGACAACCAAGCCCCTTTCGGGGCTTTTCTTTTATGTATTCTGCAAGCCCGGCCATTCTGTGATTTCATACAGCCTAGCCACTGAGCGCGTCATCTGGTTTAGCTTTTGCGCCTTAATGGTCACCGAATCAATCGACATCGAAACACCTTCGCTGCTGATATTTAGCTCATAACCAAACATCAGCGTGCCGCCGTTTTCCTCTGACCAGTGCTGAAATGTCGCAATTACAGGCTCAACCATTCTTTTCCACGGCGGAATGGATTTTATTAGCTGCTCAATTTCATCACCAACTAGTGCGCGAGCCATATCGACCTGAACTTCTGGCGTAGTTTCGCCATCAACGACTGGGTAAGTAATCTCACCATAACATGGCAGGTATTCGTTACCGTTTAGTGTAACTGGGTCGTACTGATTGAAAACAACATAAACAGGCGAGAACGAGCTATGACTTATCATCATAGTGTCGAACTCCATGATGGGGTTAGCTGTTGTCCAGATTGTGGCGTTTGAGGTCATTGTGCTAGCTCTATTTTGCATTTTTTGTATTTTAACACTTGATAGATTGCTAGTGTTGTGTAATAGTTAAATACAGTTAATGAAGGAGTGAAGAAATGAAATTAGAACTAGACTTAGACATTGAAACTATTCTTGCAGAAGCAGTTAAAGAAGCTATCAGCCCTGAGCGAATTCAGAATCAAATCAACACGCACGTAAATAATGCGGTTGAAAACGCGCTTGATAAAGCACTTAACCGCTGGTCGCCATTCAGCAAAGCACTGGAAGAACAAGTCAAAGAAGCTATGCCGATTGGTGATTATCAAGTGCCGCGCTACCACGATTACATAATTAAGGCGGTTCAGGAATCTATCGCCGAAAGCCAGCAGGAAATGGCGCAGCGCATGGTAAATGAGCGTATCAAGGATCTAGTTGGCGGCGAATTTCCAAAAGAAATGAAGTTAAGTGAAATGCTGAAACTATTTTATGACGAAATGAAGCCATACGATGGACATTATAACCCGACAATAATTGTTGAAGATTGCGGTAGAGAATATAGCAACAGACACATAAATATATACATGGATCGAGATTCAAATAAATCAATGCATTCGTGTGAATTTCAAATACGACTGCATGACAGCAGAGATAAGCAGGATGAATATTATGTGTGGGATTTCAAACACCAAGATATCAAGAGTAGCCGATACATTGGTTGTAAATTCAATCAAGAAGGTGTTGCGCTAAATCTATACACAGGAAGAACCAAGATCATCATTGACACGCTGGATGTTGATGAAATTCGCTCAAATTGGGACGAAGAAGAACACGAAGATTAAATTAAACTAAGCCCCATTAGGGGCTTTTATTTTATGTATTCTGCAAGCCCGGCCATTCTGTTATTTCATACAATCTAGCAACTGAGCGCGTCATTTGGTTTAGCTTTTGCGCTTTGATAGTAACTGAATCAATCGACATCGAAACACCTTCGCTGCTGATGTTCAGCTCATAACCAAACATCAACGTGCCGCCGTTTTCTTCTGACCAGTGTTGGAATGTGGCAATGACTGGCTCAACCATTCTTTTCCACGGCGGAATGGATTTAATTAGCCGCTCAATTTCATCACCAACCAGCGCGCGAGCCATATCAACTTGAACTTCTGGCGTAGTTTCACCGTCAACGACTGGATAGGTTATCTCGCCATAGCATGGTAAGTATTGATTTCCGTTCAGCGTAACAGGGTCGTATTGATTGAAAACAACATAAACAGGCGAGAACGAGCTATGACTTATCATCATAGTGTCGAACTCCATGATAGGGTTTGCTGTTGTCCAGATTGTGGCGTTTGAGGTCATTATTTAGGCTCTATTTTGCATTTG